GCTGGGGCAGGACTAGAACCATCGCCCATAACCCTAATAAATGGTTTTGGTTGGGCCGCTTGGTGCAGAACTCTGCCGATGTTTAGTATCCCAGGCGGTCTAGCCATTGTATTATTCCTTACGTTTTGGCTTAATCCTACCAGTGCCCTTGTCGGCTTGGTTAAAATCCTTAGCCACCTTCTGTGGGATTCCTACCTTCTTCGCAAATTTCGGGGAGTGCGCCGCCGCAGCCATTGTTCTTGCTTGCTTCGCTGATTTGCTTGGCATTTTTCCGCCTCCAATATTCTTTACGGAAGTTGCAGTTGTGACAAAGGACTTGATACCTGCCCTTTGGGTAACCATTACGACGTAGATATTGATACAGTTTGAACCCGCCCTTGTGGTTATTTTCTAACCTGTCTTGCTGAGCATCGTCATTTATGTGGTCCAGCACCAATACGATGAAATCCGATTCCCCACACTCCACACATTTGCCCCCGTAGGCATTTATAGTATACTGCTTGATGTTATCCCTATACTCCTTGTAATATTCGGCTATGTCGTCCTTATGATTAGCATACCAACTCGGACGCAATATGCCCGGCATACTTACCTCCACGTAAAAGGCCGCCCCCTTGGGGAGGGGGCGGCAAGTTTAGGGAGATTACTTAGTGGCCTTCAACTCAGTGGAAGGAGGCTGAGTCGCCGCGTCGATCTGAGCCTGCGTAACCATCGTGGTGATAACAGCACCCTGCTTAACGCCGTTAAACAGAATGTGTGCCAACGGGTTGCGCATCTCAACGCCCCACTCCGCCAGAATCATGCGGGTGTCAGCATCGCCGGTCTTGGCGAGGGGGAAGGTACGGAAGTTCCGGTAGAACGCAGTCGCGAGGAAATCAAAGTCGAGGATCAGCGAAATATCCGTCGGAATCCACCGCGACGGCATCACCTTGATGCGACCGAAATCCGTAGCGATGATGTCCACCGTGGCGACTACTTCGGTCTTACCAACGAGCACCTGGGAAATTCCGCGGCCTTCGAAGGTAGAAACAGTACGCTTGATGGCCGGGGGAACAACCATGGTGTCCGGGGAAGCACCGTTGGTGTACGCCTTCTGCATCGCGTCGCCAACCATAGTCTCGGTGAACGCAACCTGAGAAGCACCGGCTACCGCAGCGAAAGCATCAGTAGCGAGCACCGGAAGGCCAGCGGTAACGCCAATAACAGCACCGGCAGCCGCGCCGAGCTTGTCCTTAGCACGACCGATCCAATGGGCGATGGCTTCGGTCTTACGAGCCGTGGTGGTGTCGGCACCGTCGTCCCGTGCCTGACGGGAGCACATGATGGTTTCCATGTCCGACTTGAGGACCTTGGAAGCCATCGCCATCTGGTGCCCAAGCTCCGACCCTTTACCAGCGGCGTCAGCAGCTTCCTGCGATCCAGTAACGGTGGCATCGCGTTTCGAGATTTGGGCAACGTTGGTTAGGCGAACCGTCGGTGTAGACACCCCGCGAACGTTGTCGAAACCTTCGAGTTGGGCGTTATTGGGATCGACCACCGGTAGATTCTCGGTCTGCCAATCGAATGTACGGTTCTTGGCGTTGCGCCGACGGGACCCAGAGAAAATCGGCGTATCAAAAGGGTCAATATTATAAATCGAGTTGCTTAGATCTTCCCGGTTTCCTTTCGCCGAGTAGGTGGAGAAGGCATTACTAATGGATGGCATTTTACGTCTCCTGTTCTATGGTTACCGAAGACCATGTGTCCTCGGGTTCCTTGTCACTTTTAGCACTATTTTCAGCGCTGGTAATGACACGAAGATTCCATGGAACGTGGAGACCACAACTATTTCTACCATTAACTGGCCAATAGTGGTCTACAACGTGTGGGATGCCCGTCTCTTCGGTGAGTCTCCGAGCTTCCCGATAGAATTCTTCTGTCTGGGGTAAGTACATACGGGCGATGGGAATATCAAGTCCTTTCTCGCGCGCTCTTACCCTAGCTATTCTACGAGGCATCAACTCCTTCTTGTTTGCCTCGTACCATTCTTTTTGCCACTTTTTGAGATAAACTAGATATTTATCTTTGTGTTTTTCCCTCGATCGCCTGCGTTCTTCAGTAATTTTTTCAGGCTCTGCAGCTACTCGTCGTGCTCTGGCTTCGCGTTGCGTTTTCTTAAACGCCTCAGCGTTCTCTGCACTACGTTTCTGCCACGGCACAAAATCGCCCATTATTTTCTTGCCAACAGTTGGTCAAACACAACAGCAGCATCATCCAAACGACCAGTACGATTAAGGCGCTTCATGGCCGTGGATACACTATTGCCTTCCTTTCGTTGACGAGCAGAACCCGCCCCCGGTGCTATCGGCTTCGCTTGTGCCTTCTCCGTCGGTTTGGGCTTGCTTGCCATAATGCGGTCGTATTTACTTGCCTTCAGGAGAACCTGTAGCATCCGGCTGTCATATACTTGTGACAATTCTTCCTCGGTAAAACCAGCGGTAAGGCCAGTTCGACGCATCGAGGACAAGTCCTTGACCTTTTTCTTAGGGTCGGACCAATTCCGGCGATTCTCAGACTCAAACTTTGCGGCTTCCTCCTCAGCGAATGCAGCCAACTGATTGGAATTAGACTCGACCATCTTCTTGTTGGCTTCGTCCATCCGCTCTTTCATCTGCTGGCGGAATCCGTTAGCCTTCTCGTAGTAGCGCTGAAGGTCTCGTGCTTTCGCCGGGTCCTTGGCGAATTCCTCATCCCAATTGGGCTCCTTAGGAATAAGAGCATTGAGATGCTCTTCCATCTGCTTGGCCAAATTGGTGGAGTATTCGTAGTTGTGGACGGCATCGGCAGCAGCGCGGCGAACTACTTTTTTCGCCTCGTCCAATTGGTTCATGCGCCGATGGAAAGTCTCGGTGCGGACGTAACCTTCAAGAGCTTCCTTTACGGAAACTTCAACGGGTTCGCCATCGACGGTAACTTCAACTTTGCGCCCGAAGAAGGCGGCTTCTTCTTCAGTCTCGGTCTCGGCTTCTCCAGAATCGTCATCCCCGTCATCGGGTCCGTCTTCGTCAGCATCTTGTTCGCCATCGTCCCCGCTGCTACCTGGCTTATCTTTTTCGCTAGGATTCCTTGGACCGGTCTTATCGCTTTTGCCATAGAGTGCTTCCTCCGGATCGGGTTCGTCATCGCCGCCGCCTCTGGCCGGACTTTCATCGTCCACTTCTAGCTGGCCAGTATTCTCGAACATGACATCGGTAGGAGCGTTATTGCCCTTGCCGGTTTTTCCGGGGTCCGCTCCAATCACAGCGTTGAATGCAGCAGCCGCATTCTCCATCCCATCACCCGGCATCACTTATCTCCTTTGTTGTACTTCTGACGCATCTTGTCGTCAGACACGTATTCCTCCAATTTTGCTTGGAGTTCTATGACTGCCTTAACCATAGCATGCGCGCCGGTAGCTGTCAAGCTACCTACCTCCGCCTTTGCCAGCGTTCCGGTGGCCGCCGAATATATGTCAGACAGCGCCTCTTTTAGCACAGAATTGTTCAGTAACGCCTTAGCCTCAGCCGCTTTCTCAGCCACTACGAAATTGCTGAGGCGCTGAGCGGCTGGGGAGAACGGCTTATTGTGATCCGCTGGCGACGTCATTGGCCTCACCTATTAATTGTTCGGCTACCGGCGGAACCGGTATCGGGGGCGGCCCCGCGCCTTCATTTATTGGTGTATTCTCCGACTTAAACTCAGCCTCGTTGACGTCATAGGCGAATTGAGCCTCAATCTTGGCCGCGTCGAGCAGGCCCTTTACGATCATTTCGTCACGGCGGAAATCATCATCGACACGAAGTTTGCGATCTTCGAAGTTAGACTTCGATATCTCCGTCGCCATCTTGACGCGGTTCTTTTCCATCTCAGACTGTGCAAGTAGTGTGGGCGCATCGGGTTCTTTCGGGGTACTTGCAATTCGCTGTACCGTTGCCTCGTCGATTTCGCGATAGTATCTGCCGACGTTCTTAACATTGGCGATAGCGAGAATATCAGTGAGGGTATTACGAAATTCCTGAACGCCACACAATGGGTTTTCAATACCAAATTGAGTCATGATGGCAGTTTGGGTCTGCTTAACCTCCTGCAACACCATCAGCCGCGTCATGTCGGAACCCTTACCGAGAGTTGGGTTGACGCTTATCCGCATAGTTGGATCGAATGTAGACGGATTAACGTCAACCCACTTTCCGCGTAACTGTATTGTGCGGTTTTGGTTAGGGTTGTTTACAATTTCGCGGAGAAGTCCCTTGAACAGTTGCTTCATCCCGGTTTCGGCCAGAATGCGAGCGCATAATTCGATACGCTCTTGCGCGCCCTGCACAATCGCGTCAATGCCAGTAACGTTGGTGGATTGTAACGCGCGGGGATCGACGCCTTTCGACGCATCCGAAATACCGGTGCGGGACTGACGGAGTTGTTCCATCACCCCAAACATCTGGAACACCGGTTGGCCTACGAATTGGTGGGCTATCGACATTACCGCCGCGCCGGGATCAGTCGTGGTCCGAATGGGTGCGCCGATTTCGTCGTTGAGCACATCGTCGGTGTTGGTTACGGTCTGGTTGAACACCGTCCTAGGCCAAATAGATTGGGCCAAGGAGTCGAGCGAACCTCGGAGCATGTTGGTCTTGATGGTCTGAATATCCTTCACCAGATCGGCTGGAGTATCGCCAACCAAAGTGTGAGGTTCAGGATCAGGGCACCAGACTGCGAAATTAGCATACTGCGCGACTTCATCATAAATAACATGGAAATTGTCGCCAACAGTATGTATTTCTCGCAGTTCGGCAATTCCATCGCCATCTTTATCGATGCGTATGAAGTAACATCCGTACCTAACGTCCCAAGCATCGGATAGGTCTCCCTCGTCCAAGCCCCGATTTCGGAACAAACGGTCCATAGAGAAATTCTCGGAGCTTGCGTTAAGATACCCGGCGATCTCTTCTAAATCATAACCCAGCTTAACTAATTCCGAAGCATTGATGGTTTGGTCGTGCCCGATCAGCGGGGCGTTCTCTACATCCTTGGCCTTTCTAGAAATACGAAATTCGTCTAGCGGTACCGACATAATTCTAATCATCGGCTTCGATTTATTAAACCTGATCCGAAGGTGGGCCAGAACGTCCGGTTGAGCCGGATCGGGCTGGTGGTCAATTACCTCGATGGTCGGATTCTCGCTGATCAGGTATTGGAACTGCTCTCTAGTGACATTCTCGTATTCTTGTTCCGTCACCTCGTCTTCGGTTTCGGTCCACCACCGCGTCACGCCCGTTTTGCAGCGCAACGCGTCTTTGCAAATATCGTGAACAATCAAGAAGCCGGGGTTGTCCTCCCACAGCACGTAATTCAAATAATCGGTGCACTGTCGAGCCATTTCCTCTTGGCCCTTGTAGTTAGGGGAACAGTTCACCACGTTCTCGGTGGACGTGAATATACGCATGAGGCTGGGCAGAATGGCCATCACGGTATCGCGGAAGTCGGTGGATACCGCGCTGGACTTTCCGTCGCCCTCTTGCGCCGGTAATTCGGCGTAAAAGAACTTAAGGTTATCCTCGCGGGCAGGTCCGAGTACACTTTCCTCAAACGCCACCGAATCCTCGATCAGCGCGCGCACCGTGTAATTATATACTGTCTCGTCGTCGGTCTTGCCGCTGGTGTCGCCGTATAATTGATTGCCCACCACGTCGTTGTCGAACAGTCGTTCGAGCGATACACCATTGACGCTGCCGCTAACGGTGGTTGGGGTGGAAGGTGTGACGACGTTCATATCAATCTCCTAAGTCGGCGTCGCAGCGCACCTTCACCGATACCTATTACGTTGCTGCCGCCAACCATCGGTTTAATCATGTTCGCGGCGACGCACCCAACGCGCATCGCATCGGATGGGTGGGAAGCCCAATTGTGGACAGGCTTGCCCGTCTTCGACTTGTGGTAATTCCGAAGAGCCATCACTCCGGGTTCGGTTCGGACTTTATCGAACCACATTGATCGAATGGCAGCTCTAGTTGCAAGGATTCCGTCTTCGACGGTGTGATTTGGGCATACGAATACTCCTGGGAGCATTCCGTCCAAAACTTCTTTCCGGCTAACTCCAGTGCCGAGTTCTCTGGCTTTAATGTCGTGGGGTAAGATGTGGCATCCATAAACGTACGGTTTGGATTTAATTTGTCCGACATAGTGCTCTAGTCCCTTGCCAGTGCCCTGCAAGTAGTCGATAACATGGAGTTCTCTTCCACATTGTTGTATAAACCAAATAGCCGTCTCGTCGTCGATGCCCAAATCCCAAGCGGTCCATACCAGCGAATTGGGGTCATACGGAACACCCGTAATCTGGTTATTAAGGCTGATCTCGTTGAGGATTTCGCCATAATAAGACCCCTCGACCGGCGCATCGAAGCTACACATCATTTCGCGGGCGAACTCGTCCGCCGTCATATCCTTGGTCATTTCCCTGACTTCATCAGGGTCCAAGGCGTTGGTCTCAGTCACCGGAATGGAGTATAAATCCCACTGATCTGACTCTTTTTCCGCCCTTTTTTTAAGCGCGTGGAAATGGTCATCGCCCGCAGAAGTGCCAGAGATAACAGCCCAACCACGATAGTCGGCCAAACAAGGACGTATAACGCTGCCAAGCATGCTAGGATTAAGAAGAGGGTACTCGTCAGCAACCACGCCGTCAAAGTACAGACCACGCATCCGCTCGTAAGCCGCTGAACCGCCATAGAGGTTAATCATCGCGCCGTTGGGTAGAACTATCTGCAGGTCACCTTCTACCACGCGCACACACGGGAGAACATTGGTGTAGTGTTTGTAATACCCCCACACAAGGTCTTTGGCCTGCGCAAACGATGGTCCAATATAAGCGTATCTAGGCGGGGGAAAAGCCCGTTGATTTTCTAGCGCTTTTCTAATCACCTGATTACACAGCGCGACTGTTTTCCCCGCTCGTCGATGGGCCACGACGAATATCCATCGAAAATTAGAAGCGTGCAGCTGTTTGAAATGCTCCCTCGGCACATACGGAATAATAATCCGTGGGGGTTCTTCTCGCTGCAGCGCTTCTACCATTTATCGACCGTTAATAGGTTCGATCAGTGGCGTGAGCGCTGTTTCAATGGCGCTGCGGGCTTTGTCTTTCCCGGTTGACCCCGGAAGCAACGCGATGACACCAATAAGGTGTGATCCAACGTCGCGAACGAGTCGCAGCCTAGCCCAAAGCTCTTCCTCAGCCGCGTTCTTGGGCTGTCGGGGCTGCGGCGGAATAGGAAATGATTCTACCTTACCGCCTTGTTGTTTTCCGAGTTCCGTCATATCGCTCTCCGTGCTTAGCCCAAATCATCAAGCATCTTTTGTAGGTACACGATGGCTTCCTCCGCACGAGATTTGGCGATAGTGCGGTCGGAGCAGTCTGGAAGCGCCCCGATCATATCCATGAAGCGAATCCCAGCGTCGCGAGCCAATGCCAAATCCCGCTCAGTGTCCTCAAGCAACGTCGGAGTTATTTTCAACCACTTCTCCGTCGATTGTTTGGGGTTCTGGTCCAATTTTAGTTCCATCTTGCCACTGCACGACGATTGTGCCCCCAGCCGAGTTTTTAACTGTGACACCTCCAACACCGGTGGAACCCCATCCGCGATGTCGTCCGATGTTAGTAAGTACAAACCGAGACATAGTATCCCGTCGTGAAGCGTCCAACTCGTCCGTAAGCGCATTATACACGTTGCTTTCGGCGATATCGACGAGGCGATCTGCTGCCTCTTGCATTTCAGCAGATAGGTACGGTGACTTTTTGACAAAGGATCGGAGCCGAATGGAGGTAATCTTGAGTAGCTTCGCCGCGTCGGTTATATTCCCTGACGCCATCCAAATAGCAGTACGACATTCTTCGATGTCGAGGGGAAGCTCATTTGGTCGCTCCGGATACGGCATGGTAGGCAGAGCGACCAAATCATCTGGTATATTGTCGTCCAATTACAACCCCAAACTAGACGGTTACCGGTTGGTTGACCACACCGCCGCCGACAAGAGGGTGCTTGCGGTCTTGTTCAGTCGGGGCCGGAGGCGGGTTTCGGGCCAGCATTCCGGGGTCCCAAAGGGTTGGGTCTGGGTTCATAAACTTGGTTACGGGCGCGCCGGAAGGAGTGACGATATCGTCCCATTTGTGCTGCGGGCTAGCGATTACGGTAGCCTTCGGGGAATCGTCGTGAACACTCCGAATATCACGGATAACCGTCCCGGTGGGGTGCCCTTCCTCGTCCAATTTGAGAAAGCCAAGTTCGCCTGGGGCGATGTCGCCAGCCAAATGGTGAATTTCGTCGTGGGTCAGAAAGGTATCGCCGCGCGGGTCAGCCAAATCCTGGCCTTTGGAAGCAGCGTTGTAGGTGGAAGTTGCCGCGCCCGTTTTGGCTTCATGTTGTGCTCTGCGGCGCTGTTCTGCCTCGTGCTTGATTTGTTCCGGTGTCTTATCGGCCATTAGGAATACTCCTCGCTGTTGAAGTGACGCAACCCAAATGGGTTACCGGCTATCGTCCCAATGAGGTGGTTTTGGAGCGGATTTGAACTGCTGGTCGAGCGCTTGGCGATTATCCGAATTGGAATTCATGTGATCGGTAACAGGCGCGCCGGATGATGTAACGAGCAAGTCTGCGTTAGCCACGCCAACGGAACCCGCGTCGTGGGTAACGTGGCAAGCCAAAGCGGGGGGTGGAGGCGGTTCCAAGGTGGCCGGGCCGTTAGGCGTGCCGTTGGGGTCAAGCGGAAGCCAGCCAAAAGCCCCCGGCCAGAGTTCTCCTACGAAATGATCGTACTCGCCCATGGTTAGAACCTCTCCGCTAATTTGTAATTAGCAGCGTAGCACGGGCTAGCGCGGCTGTCAAGATTTCGACAGAATGTTCCGGTCTATTCGGGTCCACCAACACCTATCTCTTGCATTATCGGCGTTGGTCCCGTAATATAAATCGTCCACTGAATTTTTACTTCTATCATCTTCCTTGTGGAGAACTAACATGCCAGGTGGACGCGGACCAATGAACAAATGAGCCACAACGTGGTGTACCATTATATATTTATATTTATTGGTTTTAACCCTTACACGGAAAACTAAGTATTTACAATTTTTATTACCTCTCCACAACAATGCGGCCAAGCGCCAAGCACCGTAAGGACGATTTGCTGCGCGTCCTTTATTAGAAACCATATAATCTGGGAAATTTGGAACAGCGCCCCAACATTCCCCAGGAAGACTCTTTATATTTCCTAAATTGCGCATCATACACTATTTTAACACAGGGTATGACGCACTGTCAAGTATAGCTTCAGTTGGGTTCGTATATACGCAGGCGAGAAGCGTATCACGCCGAGCGGGGCCCCACTTCGTCGCCTTCGGCGACGAAGTGGTTCGTGGGGGGTTCGCTGTATTCGCCCTAATACAACATCGCTATATTTGATGGTGAGATATAGCACTCGTTATATTTGATGGTGAGATATAGCACTCGTTATATTTGATGGTGGGATATAGCGCATCGCTGTATCCGCTCAAATATGCGACAGCGTGTCGCATTGGCAAAGCCGCCTCGTCGTGGTACTGTTTGTTATCGGACGGGGCGACGCGGCCCTTCCGATCCCGAGCCGAAGGGCCGGGCCACACCGCAGTCGGAGCAACGAACGATGGCCAAGCGATCAGCAGCGCGCCGGAAACCACAACCCGCCCCCGCACCCGAGCCGGAAATCGCGGCGGTGCCCGAAACCACCGAAGCCCCCGCCGAGCCGGTTCGCCGCTCGATCGTCAAGTCCGGCTACAAGCGGTTGTACGCCTCGCGCGGCACAACCAAGGCAGCGAAGCGGTCCTGCTGGGACTGGCTCGCTCAGGAACTCGCCACCGAGTGCCTGATTGGAACCAAAATCTCGATCGACCGGTTCCTTCGCGTCCTCGAAGCGAACGGCGTTGACCACAGCCGTTGGACCAACCGAAGCCCAGGCTGGGAAGGACGGCTCCGAATGACCGGGCGGCTGGCGCTGCAGAAGGTCGTTGCAGCCCAAGGACACCTCGTCACAGCAGACGGCGGAACGCTCGAAGCACCCGCCGAGTGGGTCGCCAAGCACACCCACTGACGAAAGGGGGCGAAAGCCCCCTCTCCGTCCGCCGGTACGAACCGGCGCTGACGAGGCTCAGCAAGCCGAAACGGAGCAAGACAATGGCAAACAAAACATCTTTCGCATGGCTGGCGGTGAACGAAGCAATCGACGACGACGACTTCTACCTCGAAGACAGCCCGGAGCTATACGAAATCGAGCGTGAAGAACTCAAGAAGCTCGGGGCACCCGAAACAGACCAGATCGAATTCGTTTCGATCCTCGCTGAAGACCGCGACAGCGCGATGGTGGAAGCCAAAGCGACGCCCGCCTTCATCAAGTGGGCCAAGGCCAGCCGAAAAACAGGCGAAGAGACCACCGAAGATAAGAACAGCAGTGCAAACCTAGTTTGGTATAGCTGAAGCACTCATTGACAAGGCGCCCCAATTGTGCTTTGATTGGGGCGTCCAACACCAACGGAGCAAACCAATGGAAACCTATTCTCAACGTCGCGCCGCGCGAAGGCGAATGGCTACTGAAACCCGAGTTTCACTGATCGAAGCAGTAGCGGCAGTCGTAGCGTTCTTCGCCATCGGCTTCATGATAGGATTCGCGATATGAAGCGAATTATGGCAGCAGCCATCGCCGCTTCAGTGTTGGGCGGTTGCGCGTTTCAGCCCAGCGGCGGCCTGTGCTACACGGAATACATAGCGAAACGCCCAGCGGAACTGGATAAGCTCTCAACGGAGCAGTGGAACCTAAGCTACACCACGTGTCGCATGATGGAAGTGTCAATGCGGCAATCGGCGCGACCCAGCATCGACGTTTATCTGCACTGAAGCGCTGGGCCTTCGTGTAAGCGAAACAGCTGCCCACCGGCGAATGGTGGGCAGCTGCCCACCGCATCGGGAAACGCTTCGATAAACTGAAACTTTTCAATGAGCCGAAACGGCGCGCTGCGCTCAGCGAAAGTACGTGCGTGAACACGTTCCGCGAGGCGATTCACCAGTGCCCCCCATACCTAATGCACCATAGTCCCCCCTTACCGCTTTTTCATATAGCGCCACACTCATTTTTCATAGCCTACGGCGGGGTGTATATGTCACAATATACCCACCCCGCTCCTTGTCTCTTCACGTGCTACCCTACTACTATGAAAAAGAAAGAAGAAGGGAGTAGGGTGAATCGCGTATGTGATAACGTGTTCTCGTCACGACCCTTGGCTGTATTATTCGCCCCACGCGCCGCGTCGCCTTTCTTTCCTTTCCATGGTTCACCATTCCCCGTTACTATGGATTCGCATTCCTATGTTACTATGATTCACCATTCCCCGTTACTATGGATTCACATTATTCTCACCGCGTCGTTTGGCACACTTCCAGTTCAAATCGCATCGTTCTAAAAAACCCCCTCGTCGCTTCGAGCCCATCATATAACTCAAACATAGGCTTGGATAGTAGCGACGCGGCTTCTCTAAGATCACACCTTGCTGTGTGCTTCCACGACCCGTCGTC